TGCGTTAATGTCATTATCAGCCGTACCAACTCTTCCTGGAGACTTCATCAGTCTTTCAGCAGTAAATTGTTGGTTAGAGTGAAGAATCATCTTCATTCCTCTAGCCGCAATTTTAAGACCACGTTCATCAGTGAATGCAGCAATGTCAATCAAAGACTGCTCCAAAGATGTTTCGTTAAGGTCTGCTGCTGTTGATAATGTATTGCTAAACGTACCTTGTATTGTCGGGTGAGAAGCGTTTATTAAAGAAACGCCGTCGCCTGTTTTAAAAGTAGCTACGCCAGGTAGTCCATTGTTTAATGGAACTACTGCTTTCACTTGTTTAGCGTTAGCCATAGAACGTGCTAAAGCTTTTGTATAACGAGAAGAAAGTCTGTCATAGAGGTTATCCTCCATAGCTTCTTCTGTTATAGCAAATGCTAGAGCGATCGTTTCCATAGTGTAACGTGCTGTAAAAGTTTCTTGTGCTTCGTCGTATGAAACGCCTTGGCCTTCACCTTTTACATCTGCGTTTGCAAAACCACTTAACATTACTTCCTCTTCGAAAGCTCTGTCAGATGATTCTTCAGCATAAATTTCTTTATGCTCTTGGTCGTACCTTTTGTATTCCAGCCCAAATAGTGCATTAAGGCCTGGTTCTAGTTCTTTAACTAGCTGTGCTCGTGATATTGCCATAGTCTATATGCTCCTATTAATTATGCCCCAAGGCGCTTAAGTTAGTTGAAACAACTACAGAACAAAATGCTGCTGTAACATCCTGGTTTTCAGGATCTTCAGCAACTCTAAGTAGTCTGAATTGTTTACTGTCTGCACCAGTTGTACCTAAGTCTAGAGTAGAAGATGATTTACCAGTGGTATCACTACCAGCTGATGCATTCATATCATACGTCTGTAAAAACTTAGCTTGTGCTGCTGCTACAGTTGTATCTAACAGTGCGTCCATTGCGACTGTAAAGGTTGAAAAGGGATTGTCTTGTACAAAGGCTGTGATGTCTTCAGAGTTAGCAGGTGTTATGGTTGCTAAATAGAAATTTGCCCAAGTCGGCTTTAAAGTTGTAGCCGCATTGTAGAAAATTCCGTTTAAAACACCATAGATATCCGCCGCAGAACCTTGTCCGCCTTGAATATACCCACTGTTGTCTTTAACACATTCGCCATTGTAAATAGTCGTACCAAAGGCTGCATCGATTTTGTATTTAGATTGCCCTTGCGGAGCTGGAGTATTTCCAACTGTCGCCGCAGCAATCAAACCAAAACCTTGCGAGTTATTATTTGCCATAGTTTTATCCTATTTCAATAGTTGTTAATAAAAATCGTTGGTTTGAGAATTGTTAAAAAATTAACTTTTCTTTGTACCACCGAAGGTTACGCTAGTCTGTCGATCAACATTGATCGGCATACTTGGGTGCTGTTCCTTCATGAGATCGTGCTTCACTGCTTCGTCTCGAGCATCAGTTTGTTTCTTATAATACTCTGTACGTTGCTTCGCGAGCTCTTCCGATATCCTAGCCAGCAGTAGGCCACCAACCCCTATAATCCCAGCATATTTTCCGTCTTTAACAACGGGATAATCTTCGCCTTCGTATTCGTCAGCTCTCACTAATTCCCATCCGGATCTTAATTTACCCGTGACGTTCTTAGTATCATCGAAACCGACGCTTTCAGCTCTGATCCATCTGTGCCTGTATCCTGCAGGCGGCTTGGGAGCATCTAGAGATGATGGAGGAGTCCATACTTTGGGTCTTTCAGTTTTAGACCTAGTTTGACTCGCACGAGAAGTAGTTTTTGTTTCTTTTGTCATATGCTTATACCTCCTTCGTGAGTTTTAATTGTTTGGCATATTCTTCGAGTGGCACACCTAATTTTTTAGCAATTGCTACCTGTGAAGGTGTGAGTCTTACAGTTTGGCGTCCTGGTTTAACGCTTCTTGTCGCAGAAGCAACCGTCTGAACGGGTTCGGACGTTTTTCTAGTTTCACTCTTATCAAATTTATGGGGAAAGTCAACTCTTATTCTTTTGTCAATTTCCGCATAGTATTCATTAGATTTAGGATCAAAACCTTCTCGTTCCACTAAATCTTTATGAATTTCAAAAGCGGTAAACGTCATAGCTCGGTTACTACCAAACCATCTGTTTTTTCCAGCCCAATCTTCAGCTTTAGGGTCAGGATCCGGCAAACGTTGAGGAGTTTGTTCAGGAAGATACCCTCCATGCGAAAGTCTAGGTTCCGCTACAGATTCTTCTTCTTTTCCTGCCTTAGTGGCTGCTAATTTGGCATTATCAAAAGATAGCTGTGCTATCCTTTTATTAGCCGCTACTTGAGCTTTCGCATCTCCAGCTTCAATAGCACCAGCTAATTCTTTTTCAGCTGCTTCTAATCCACTTTTAACACTACTTTCAAGTTTAGTAATGTAATCTTTGTCCACTTTTTTGAACTTAGATTCCATTGCTTGTCTATTCGTTTCTACAGCACGAGCATAATCTACAGCTGCCGCTTCTCTACGTTCAGCTTCTCGCATTCTACGTGTTAATTTAGAAATACGTCCTTGTACTCCTTTGCTGTAATCTTCTAGCTTTTGGTCTTCTTCTGGTTTGCTAGTTTGAACATCAGACTGCTTATCAGATTCCGCAGATGCGTCATCGGACTTAGCACTGTCTTCAGTAGTTTTTTGTTCCGTCTCCTTGTCATCTTTAACCTCCACTTCTGACTCGTTAACTTTTTCCTCGGGTAATTCTACATCAGCCCCAGGACCCGACGTATCTAAATCGACCATCGGTTTTTTTTCTTCTAATGTTTTTTCTGCTGTTTGCTCAGGCATAGTTTCCTCCTATGTTAGTATTTATGCAAGATGCTTTTAGGATCTTGTATGGTTGCTAAGACTTCGTCTTCGTTGAGGAGTCTTACTTCCCCACCTTCTATCTCAATCCTTGAACCTGCATAACGGGCAAAGACTACCCAGTCACCGACTTTGCACCAAGGACCACTAGGATAACGTTTTTTATCCTGATAGCACTGTGAGCCCATAGCAAGCACGTTTCCACATTGGGATGCCACTTGTTGACGCTCTAAAGTTTCTTGACCTAATAATACTCCACCTTCAGTTTTCTCTTTCATTTTGAAAGGTAAAACTAAAATTCTCCATCCTGTAGGTTGCGGTAATTGAGTCGCTTCCTTTGGAATTTCTTTTTTAGGTTCTGCTTTATATTTTTCTTCTAAGGCTAATTTAATTTTTGGGACTTCTTTTGGTAAGATCGACGATTGTTCCTTTTGTATCATTTTGCTCCTTCTCATTTAGCAGGTTAGAGATTTCCTGTCGCACTGATTCCAGTGCATGTATTTGTCCAACAATATACTTATATGTTTCCATATTGTCAACCCCTCCGGACGTAATATTAATTGCAAGGGCTTGAATGCGTGTTTGAAGTCCTTTCTGTACTCTGTATAAGACCTGTAAAGGGTCTAAAGCCATTATTTTCCTTTTCTTTTTATCTTTAGTTTCTTTTTATATTCTTTAGTTAGTTTATTGCCTAACGTAGGCTTAATTTTAATTTCTTTAACTGGTTGAGTTTTTTTATTCCACCAACTCACTATGCTTTCCTTTTTTTAGCCATTTTCTTAAATGTTTTAGCTAAAGCTTTAGCTCTTCCAGTACATCCTGGTTTTGTAATAGGAGTGCATTTTCCTTTAGTGCCTCTTGCTTTAATTGATTTGTTAACTTTTTGAATCCATTTTTTATCTGTTTTTCCACCTTTAGCCATACCTAAATATTTAGGTCTTCCTATACCTCCCACTGAACCACCTATTGCATGTGCTTCACGTCCAGTAACGGTTGCATGTAGCGGACTTAAAACTCTCCAATAATTACTCATTATTTTTTAAGTTCTCTTACTATTCTTTTTTTTTCAGCTCTACGGTTTCTGTTAGATTTTTCAGCATCAACACGACCTAGTTCTTCTAGTCTATTTTCTCTAGATGTATTTACTCTTCCACCTTTAGCTTTATTTATTCTACCAGATCTTCTTTTGCCAAATTTACCATAAGATTCGTCTCTACGATCCTTCATAGACTGTTTCTTAGTAGATTCTTTTCCAGTACGCATGCCTAATGATTCGTCTTCTCTTGCGTTGTAGCCTTGGCTTTTTTTACCAACTCTGCCACCTTTTGCAAAAGCTCTATCACGTAGACCTACTCGACCACCTTTGTTATACATTGGTCCACCACTCATACCCATGTCATTAGGATAATATCCTGAACGCATGTCTCTTCGTGCAGTGCCACCACCTTGCATAACTGCTCGGCCTGTACCTTTAGTTTGTATTCCAAATTTTTTACTCATAATACTCCTTTTATATAGTTTTTAATAATTGTTGTCTAGTCTTTTTTAAACGTCTTTTTAATAGCTGCAGGAGTTGCTTTTATGCCACCCCATACATTTTTAGCCTTAGTTGTAATGTGACCAATATCTCCTTTAATTTTTTTAACAAAAACATTTTTCCAACCTTTGCCTGAATTAAGACTTTTTTGTTTATTTAAATCCATTATTTCTTACCTCCATTTCTAAATATCTGTGTACCTTTTATGCCAAATACACTCGCTACGACCAAAATCCACAAATTTGTAAACCATTTTGGCAAATTCGAGAAATACTCAAAAAATATTTCTATCTTCTGCATAGCCGCCGGATCCTCTGTCCAGACCGACCAGGCGAGCACCACGATGGGGAGTGTAAGTATCGCAAGAACGATTTCGTCCTTGTAGTCGTTTTGTCGCGCTTCTAAAAGTTTGCCCTGGTAAGATTCTTCACCTCGAGCCATACGTTCTGCATGCATAAGCTGTGCATCAGACATAGCCATCTTTGTCTTTTGACGATTGGCATATATCTTACTCCCAGCTTGTAAAGCAATTTTTGCTAGACCAAACCAGGCCATATTAGTACCACTTAACTTGTGATTTTTTTTCTTTTAACATTCTACGTTGGCCGCCCACTTTGTTTACAACTGGATTGCCTTCAGGAACTTTAATCTCAACACCACCTTTAGAATATCCGTCTTTATTGACGAATTGTTTAAGATCTATTCCTTTGTAGAAAGGTTCTTTGTCTTTTGCCATATTTCCTCCTTAATTGTTATAGATTATCTTCTTGGACCTTTCAAGGTCTTCACATCTCTACGTTTCATATCAGCAATGTCCATTTTTACAACATCAGACATATGCTGTTTAGTTAAAGATGTATCAGCTCTTAATTCAGCCAATTCTTCATTTTGTTCAAGTTTATCGTCGGTAATATCCCTATTTTGAACTAATTTCGCTTTATCAATGTTAATTCTTGCTCCCATTTCCTCTTTTTTACGTTCATTTTCCATAGCCTTCAAATCAACCTCTCTAGATTTGATTTTAAGCAAAGGATCGTGATCAAATTGAGATGTAATTTTCTTTTCTTCCTTCATAAACTCTTCCATCATTTCAGAAATCAAAACAGCTTTTCTTGCTTCAATTTTCATGACAATTTGCTGTAATTGTTGTTGCGCTTGTGGATTTTGTTGCGCTTGCTGTTGTAATTGTTGCAACATCATAGTTTCTTGCTGAAATTCAATGTCAACTTGTTCTTGAGCCATCAAACCAATGTGTTCTAAAATATTTTTTTCTAATGCACCCATCACCATAGGGTTATTTCTCACCATATTCGTTGCCATAAAGTAAAGGTGCGACGTAATGTGCGCTCTATGGTCTTGACCTCTATAAGCTTGGAAAGGTTTTTGTGACATTGCTTCAATATTTTCAATTGCCGGATCTTTTGGTGTTGGTGGAGGCGGCGGAGGTAAAATTCTATCAATATCTTTAACGCCTAAAGCTTCATACATCTTACGATACGACTGATATAGGTTGTGCATCTGTGGATTTGACATCGCTAACTGTAATTCTGTTTGTGCCATAGTAATTCTTTGTGTTTGAGAGAAAATATTAGGATCCGCAACCGGTAAAATATCAATTCTTTCATCAAAATCCTGAACTTTAATTTCTCTTTGTCCTCCTACGACATCATAAGGGTAAACGGGAGGTAAATACGTTGCAAAAACAGTCGCTAATAAGCCAAATTCTCTTTTTAAAGCTGCATAAAGTCTTTTATGAATAGCACTCATCACTCTTGAGCCTCTTTCAAGTAAAGCAACCGTTGTTCCAACGGCAGCTTGCTGATTTCCATCGCCCACTTGCATATCAGCAATCGAAGCAAAACGTTGTCCTGCTTGAACAACAATTCCCATCAACTGTAATAGGGTTTGGGAAGGCTCTTTGTAAGGTAAAAATTGAAAAGCGTCTTTTAAACTTCCACCAGGAGCATCCACATCTCTGAATTCTCCAGGCTGAATAGGAGCTGCGTCATCTCTAACTCTAACTCCTCTTAATTTAAAACCTGCGGGTAGGTTTGATAAGGTTCCTGCGTCTAATAATTGGCGGAGAGCCACCGTTGCGGTTCTGCTCAATCCGCCAATCATGTGAATCAATCCAAAACCATAAAATCCGAGTCCGGGCAGAAATTTAAA